CCAAGACTCTATTCGCAGCTCTAGCATTCGTTTAGAGGCGTTTATGCCAGACTCGTCGTTATCAAACGCAAAGACTATCTCATCTGCTTCTTTGATTAACTCTATTTGAGTCTTAGACACCATAGATCCGTATGTTGCAACGCCTCCGGTTATGCCTACAGACTCTAGCCTAACGACGTCTAGCGGAGACTCTAGAACAATCATTTGCCCACCAGAGTACCGGTTGAAACCAAATAGTGTAGTAGATTTCTCTACTCCTTGGGGGTAATTCCTGAAATAACGACGAGAAAAGCCTTTCTCCTGCCATCCTAATAATTTATTTAAATAGGGGTCTCTAATTACCGTAATCCAGTTTGAGTACTCACGGTCCCATAAAAGCTGATATTTATCAGCCGCAGCTGGGGTAAAGCCTCGGGCAGTCAGTGCGTGGTCTGGGGGCATGGTAAACAGCGCAAGCCTGGACTCAGTAATACCTGTTACCTCTTTGAATATTGACTCTTGCTCTTGCTCGTCTTCACTAGAGTCGAGAGATATGTTATCGAATGATAGGTAAAACCAGTCTTTAGCATCCGCATAATCTAGAAAGCCGTTAGCGTCTCTTAAGCTCTGAACGGTTGCGATTAGTGACCACAGGTTGCCTTTAAAGCCGCAAGAAAAGCAAATGTGGGCTCCGGTCTCAGAGTTAATCCACCAGGACGGGTTCCTGTCTTCTTTTCCTGTAATCTCTTTGTGGCCTGGGCAAAGAGCTAAAATCTCTGAGCCTCTTACATTTATAGGTTCTATGTCGAGTCTATTTAAAACTCTTTCCATATCCTCTAGTCTCATACGTCATCACTTGTCATTTCACGGAATAGGCCGCTTGACCAATCCCACATCAAAGAAGCCTCTACGTTACCGCTATTACGAGCTGCCATAACTTTTAGGGTTCTAGTATCATCAACATTTTCATCTTCTCGCTCAAGACCAAACACTACATCAGCATCTTGTAGAAAGGACGATGAGTAACCAATTGATTCTGTAGACACCTTGCCTTTTTTGGTTTTCCAATTTAAGGCCTGAGTAGTAATTACTATTGGTTTGTTTGTGCGCTGAGCAAGTCTTTTTAAAGAACGAGTAATTCCTGTTAAAGCCTGCGGAGTGTTTGACTCGCCAGTCTGCTCATCTAGCATCAGGTACACGCCGTCGATAAACACTACATCGGGTTGCAAAGTTTGAATCTTGCTTTGTATAGCAGACACTGTTATGCCGTGGGCGGCATCTACTAACCAAAAGTTTGTTTCATCCTCAGACATGCTGGACAGGGCATCTTGGAATCTTTTTTCTTCATCCGTTGTAAGAGTACCTGATATAAGTCTGTTATGAGACACTAGGGCACGCATAGAGTCATATCGGTTTTGCTGCTCTCGGTTTGTCATCTCAAATGATTGGAACATTGGAGACAAGCCTTGCTTGTGCACATTGTTTGCTACTTGCAAAGCAAGAGTAGACTTACCTGTTTTAGGAGTTGCTACAACTACAATTAGTTGACCTTTTTGCAAACCATTTGTAACAGAGTCGATTGTGGGGAACCCAGTTGCAACACCAAGTAGGCCTGGGTTGTTTTTTCTAAATAGATAGTCTTCCCATCTAGACTCTGTGGTCTGGATAAGGTTTATATCAGAAGTTTTATTTAGACCCTCTTCTTCTAGGCGAACAATTCCGCTCTGCATAGTAAGCAAAGCAGCCTCGTGGTCTTTACTATTTTGAATATCCTCTACAGCCTGACGCAACGTATTGCTAATCGAGAGCTTACGTCTTCTATCTACTAGGTCATCTAATAGAAAATCTATAGAGTCTGTTAGCTCCTGCACCTTGTATGCAGGGAAATTAGATGTTACTACTTCCTGGCTGGGGCACTCACCGTACTTGGCGAAGTGGGTGCGTAGGAAGGTCCAAACTCTTTTATCTTCGTCACTAGAAAACCAGCTGTCGGATACGCCTTTTTCGAATAAAGGTGATAGGTCGCGAACTTGAATTACCGCGCTTATTAGTTTTGCTTCTGTACTCATAGTGTTGGAAAATCCATTCCCCATCTACCGTAGCGGAGTAGTCTAGATGGTATATCAATTACGCCAATAACCTCTGGCCTGTAAGGTAGTTCTCTTACTAAGGTATCCACAGATTTATAAGACGAACCGTATCTGAACGGGTTGGTACCAAACTTGTCTAAATAAATCATAAGGTCATTCATTTCAGCCTGCGAATGAGTAAAACTTACGAGTTCCATTGTAATACCTTTGTTTAAGGATGTAACATACAGGTGACTAAGAACCAGCCGGTTGTACTCACGTTTAGTTTGTTTGACAGGTATAAAGCCTAGCACCTTTTTTTCTGATGGGTACTCATCAGTAATTACATCAGCAGTTACTATTACACGTTGCGGTAAAGAGTTGCTTATATCATTATTCTTCATTAGTACACCTCTACCTTTCCATACATTATAACCAATTCTCTAAAGGCCTTTTCGGTTTTCATGGCGTCCCTAAGCTCCTGTGCGGTGATTTTTTTGCTAAAATCAAACTGATACACTCCGTTATTTTTAGCTATTCGACTCTCGATAAGTGCGGTATGTTTGCAGCTATTTTTTGATTGAAATCCCGGACAGTTGCATATTAAGTTTTTTTCTTTATCGCTGTTAACCTCAAATATTCCTGGACCTAGTTTTCCTGGAGTATAGGTTAGAAATATTTGCAGCAGTCTCTTGTCGCTCATACTACTTCCTCAAATCTGTAATTGAATCCATGTTAATGTACACAAATGACTCGTGCACAAAAGACTGAGTTGCGGAACCGTAGTGAGCTTCCCAATCATCAATCTTTAAATTAGTAGTGACTATAGTAGGCAAGCCATTATTGAACCTTGTACGAAGAACGTGGTGCAGCATATTCTTTTGCCAACCTGATGCGCTAGCGTGTTCTTTACCTACATCGTCTAGTACAAGCACTCTGACATTGTAAGCGTCATCATGCGCTTCTCCAAGTATTCCGTTGTATAAAAGCTCATCGTCTGAATCGTGGTCCTCCATCACAGAACCCTTAAGGTCAAGCAAACCAGTGTAAGTTATGAAGTAGCACGGCCTAGAAACTATCTTGCCTGGCTCCATACCTAAAATACTTGGTTCAGCATTACGCAATATCTCTTGAATAAGCATATTAGCCATTGTAGTTTTTCCTCGACCAGGTAGGCCATAAAGCATTAGACCTAGCCCACAGGTCTTTTTACCTTCGGCTCGAATAATTCTATTATCGTATATAGCCTTAAGCCACTTATTAACATCATCAATTAATTTTTCAGGCACTGCTGTGCAATCTTCAATAGTCCAACCAAGTTTTGCTGGAGGGATGCTGGCAATCTTTACCCAAGTCCGGCGTCGTGCGGGTAATTCGTCTGGCTTATACATCTTGTTCCTCATCTAGCAATGAAAGCTTACGGTCCGTAAGTTCTTGGTCACGAATAATATTAGTCTCAATTTGCTCTTGAGTCATAATGCTCTCTCGAGCTTGGACAACTAGCGAGGGCGCTTTGTAGAGAAACGCTCGCCATAAGTGATTGCCGTCTGTGTACTTATCGGGCTGAAGCGTCGCAAAGAACAACTCGATGATTTTGATTTCGATTTCACCGTTAGTATCGTGCTGCTTCCTGAATACCGAGAGTGCCTGTACAAACCTGGACTGAGTGACACTGAAAGGTTTGATTGACCAGATGTTTGACATCCGGTCGGCAAACTCGTGGGCAACGTCTTTGCAGGTCCAATGTGATGGAGCAAGTTTTGAGCGATGTTTGTCTCGACGTTGTTGAGCTTTTGCTTCACGAGCCGCCTCATACTCGGTCTTTTTGTACGCCATATGTTTTTCACGCTCGCGAATAAGCTCATCATCACCAGACGATGTGTTCTCAAAAAAGTCATAACCCACTTCAGTTCCTCCCTCTTCGACCTCGTCGAAGAATTTATTTGTAGCTATATTAGTAGTACTAGCTGTATAGCTATTAGAAATACTGCTTACTTGCTGTACTGCTATATGGCGATAACCTGACATTACCGATTTGGTCACGTCAGACATTACCAGTTTAGTGTTAGTCCCTGCACCAACTATTCTAGTCATCTTGATGCAGTTTGCGTCTCGTAACTCTTGAAGTACGGATAGGCTTTTGCGTCTACTTAAGCCCTTGTGCTCCATCAAGGTACGGTGATTTATTGAAAGTGTACGGTTAAGGTACAGAAATATAAGGCAGTCTTGAGCCTGCCTACTTAGCTCTACGGGCATCTTATTCCTTGATAATACGCTTGAATTCGTCCGCAAATGAGCGGGCAAATATCTTACCAAGTTCAGATACTAGCACAGTTAGAGTTTCCTCCAAATCGTACTCGCTATCGTAGTCTGATTCTTCCTCGGATTCCGGCTCCTCATCATCGGCAGATTTTACAGATTCTACATTAGGTGTAGTTACTGCACTCTCGGCATCCGGAATTTGTGGTTTCTGCGGCCTTGTAATGGGTTCAGAAGCCAATGGAATGAGCATCAACCCATCAGTTAGGTCATATGCCAATATACGGGCTTCCTGGGCCCTTGAGGCCGCTAATTGACATGCAGGGTCTTCATCATCCCAAAGCATAAAGAACTTTAGGTCTTCCCTGGAGTTTTCAGCCAATAGGCCTTCGTAATTGTTTTCTGGGTACTTAAGAACTGCCAGCCCTTTGTCTTGAGCATACTGCTCAGCCCAGATAAGGCCCTCTGAAGGGTCTTTATCATATACAGTTGCAATAATAGCTTCATCCACAGAATCTACTACATCGCTAATTAGAGCCTCTAGGTTGGCTCTAGTTGTTTTTGCGTTACCTATAACCGCTATGGTTACTCGTCTCATATTTACCTCCTTGGACGGAGATATCAGTATACAGAAAAATTAAAAGACGTCAAGTCAGAGAATTTGCCACATATACTGCATAAGTAGACCATATCGGTAGGTAGTCTTCGATAACTGCTTTTAACCTAATAACAGAAGAGGCGCGATTTCTGTAGTACATGCTTCTTTTACCTACAGTTCCGCCATCCCACCTTACGTCATCCATCAGGAGATACCCTGTATAGCCGTCAAAATAAGGATTTAGATAGCTAGACCTCTCAAACATCACGGCATCTATATCGTATTCATCTGAGGCAGCTCCCGCAAAAACAAAAGAAACATTAGCTTTTGCGGCGTTACTAGGGGCTATCGCACTAAAGTCATACCTAGTCCACGTACTAGCAATAGAGCTAATTATTTTAGTAACAGTGCTTATAGAAGTATTAGAAGAGGTCAACCATTCTATAGTAAGAGTAACTCCGGCTGTGTTACTTGTTTTTAAGTATGCACTTAACGTATTCTCTACCCCAGGGGTAACTAATACAGAGGTGCTTTGCGTTAAAGTAGAACTTGCGCTTGATGCCTGAGCTCTGCCAAACCATGAGCTTCCGGTTATAGCTCCTCCAGACACGCGAGTTAAAGAAAGATTTGTAACTCCCCAGTCGCTGACGTTAACTTCAAAGCTTGGGTTTAGTATCTCGTTAGTTCTATTAGGCTCCAAGTAGATATCAATTATTCTTGGAGATACGTATGAAGTAATGCCTGATATATCAACCTCAAACTGGGCTGAATCAAAATAGTGAACTTCGCCAGCATTTGCGCTATTAACCGTTACTGAAGGTACTGCATAAGCTGCGTAAGCCGGAGCTGTAACTGAAGCAGAAGAAAGCCTTGTCCACGAATTCGGGTCGTTGTTTGTATTGCCAGGGCTGCCAGAAGATATTAAACGGCCACGTTCGTCATACCAATAGACAAGTAAAGAGACTAATCTAGCGTTTGTTTTGGCTCGGCTGTAGATAGAAAAAATGTAAGAAGTATTTGGCACTACGGGCACGCCTATAGTTTTTGCGTCAAATAGGTCCCTAGAAATCATACCGCCCGTGGTTATATTACCAGTAGTTGCATTTGTGTATGTAAACTGGTCAGGACCATTTATAGATGATACTGTATATGAACCATTGTAACCACTTGGTACTAATCCGGCTATCTCTATTATATCTCCTACCGAAAAACCGTGGTTTGTAGAAGTTTTTAGGGTAACTGAGCTACCGGAGGCTTGAATAGGGGTCTGAGCATTTATAAAAACTTTTTTTACAGAGGTACCGCAGGTAAACTCAATAGAACCCTGTGTTCCGGCAGTTCTTTGTGCCTTTAACATTTTAGCGCCGCTATGCGCGGTAACGCTAGGAGTCTCAGTAGACCCTGATATTGACGATATAGAAGCGCCAGATGCGGCTCTCCACCCATCTATTCCGGCTTCAAAAGAGCCGGCATCGGTAGTTAAAAGCATGTTTTTAAAGGCGGGTATAGAGCAGTTAAACCCAGTAAACGCAGAAACAAAGGTCTTTATCCCAGCCGTAGTTCCTTTTTTTCTGTATATACTTGACGAGTACTTAATTAGTCTTCTACCCTGTTGGATTCCTAATTCATTCTCATAAGCAAACCCCATTTGATTTAGCAAATTAGGTACTAAAAATCCATGCAAGTTTGAGGTGTCGTATCTATTAGTGGCGTTATCTACGTAAGTTTTAAATTGGTCATAAGTAAAACCAAACGTTTTTAAAAAGGCCTTTAAATCAGAATTATCACCATCTACATCAAGGGGAGCTCCGGATGATGTTTTATAAGGCGAGGGTAAGTACTCGTACATTTTTTCTGAACTGCCGTAATCTTTGGTAGATAACCCAACAGCGCTTCCTGAGTTTCTCCATACCGATAAATTATCAAGCAGGAATATGGAGTAGTAGTAGAATTTTCCGCTACCTAATAGTGTGCTATCGTCTATAAAATAGTTTGTGGTAGGACTAGTTAAACTAAATATTAAGTCTCCATCATCAGGGGTCGTCGGAATTCCTAAAGAGTTTCTTACAATTATAAGTTGCGACCATAAAGTTGCTGATGGAGAAGCCCACTCTAACCTTATAGCGTTGTGAGCATAAGGTTTTGCACTAAAATATTCAACTTTAAGTTGAACTAAAGACGAGTTAACGCCTCCATAAACTATACCGCCGTATAAACCATTTCCATAAGTAGTCATCAATAATCCTTACTATTTAACTACATACAAAGTTGCCTGTATAGTTTGTGTACCAGCTACGGCAACTGTAAGCGATGTTACGGTTCCGGTTGCTACAGACCCCGTTAAAGACAGGGTTGGACCCAAAGCTCTGAACACCTTATAAGCTCTGTTTGTAGCATAATTAGGAATCTCGACTACATAGATGTTTCCTAGAGCGGTTGCGTTTCCTAAAGAAAGACCAGAAGCACTGGTACTTGGTTGAACTTCGCTGTCTTCAGTACTTGCTGTATAAACAAGTCTAGATACTGAATAATTACTGGTGACACCGTTTAAAGTAACGGTGACAGCACCTCCGGTACTAAATGCCGTAATCTCTAGCTCTAATACTAATTTACGGTATCCACCAGGAATGCTAGAAAAGGTGTCTGTTACCGTAGAACCAGACGCAGATATAGTTTTAACAGAGCCGCCATCTATAGCTGGAACATAGCCAACTCCCATAAGCCCGCGCTCTACGTTAGCTATTCTTTCTTTTACGGTAGAGAAGGTAGTGCTTATTGGGCTTGAGTTAAAACTCGTTGCGCTGCTTATCCTAGTAGACGCATTTAATACAGATATGACTGGAGAAGTTCCAACGGTAGATTGAACCGCTAATACTTCAGCCTGTAGGTCATTAGGATGAGCCGCAACCACTGAGTCTACGTTATCGACTTTTGTAGTAAAGCTAGGTAGGGATGATGGGTACGATGCTGGCATTTGTTTCTCCTTAAACTATTCCGCCACTAGGGACAATTTGTACAGTTCCAAGCGTTGGAACCTCATTTACATCACAACTTATTGACTCTACGGTAAGTACTCTCACGTAGTTCCCCGCTCCAATTCCAGTACTAGTTGCGGTTTGAGTGGCACCGGTATTTGAAAAACTAATGAAGTCAGAGCCGGCAGCAGTAACTACCACAGTGTTTAGATTTGAAGTATTGATTGTAGGGTTAACATCAAATACTTGAATTTTTGAGCTTATCAACGAGTTTGCGTTCACAGAAAAGTCTACTGAACCGGGAGCATTCCTATAGAGAACTAGCTTTACAACATTCGATGCGGAACGTTCCCAAGTATTTACGCTAAATATCTTTTCATTTTTAGCTTTTCTAAGACCTACAACCTCACAGCTTTGCACTCCCGGCAAAGAGCGAAGCACGCTGCTTATTTGGTCTGAAGTCACTTTTTCAGCAAAAAATGAATTGTCTAGTGAAAACATATTTGCCAGTTCTGCGTTAATCTGAGATGTCACAGTTTCTTGCTTATATTGCGGCATAACATTTACTAATAAATCCACGTTAATTTTTGAGTAAATTCCAGCCTGGATGTTTAATGTAACATTAGGGGCTGTTTTATCAGAAAAGAAAGACAAAATTTTGGTCTGTAGGTCAACAAAAAATGTACTTAATCCTGTGGCGACAACCGCGGTACCGCCGCTAGAAAATGTACCAGTAGCGGATGAAGCTATTGTAAATGATGTGCCAGCTCTAGCTGTTATTACAGCATCAACTACGTTATAGCTATTTGGAACCATACCGGTAATTGTCACGTAGTCTCCAACAGCAAAATTAGTATTAGTAGCTGTGTAGGTAATACCGCCCGTACCTGCTCCTCCACCTGTTGCGGTTATTGCAACTCCCGTTATGCTTGCAGTTTCGTATACAAATCCCGTAGAGCCAAATGGGGCAGTGTATATATTAACGCTATTTGTAACAGACGCATCTGCTGCAGCCTTTGAAACACCGGGAACCTGTAAAGTTAAATACGCATAGTCTTTTAACGATACCGCTCTATTTAATGCTTTAAACACCCTAGGCGCGTTGATTCTAATAGAATCATTTGATTCTTCATCCGAGCCGCCGTAAGCATCCTCTGGGTTAGTTACAGTGACACCGACAAATGAGCTATCGATAAATTTCTCTAAGGTATAAGCCGGGACATTTCCGCTAGCTCCTTTACCTACTCTATAAATAGCTTTTATAGATTGAGACGCTAAAGGAACCTTTCCTCCAATACCGTCTCCAAAAATTACGTAGGTATATCCTTCGGAGTTAGTCGCTGTAGTAAAGACGGCATCAAACACAGTATTGTCTATTAAAGAAGGGCTGTAGGTGTAAGGTACATCATTCACAAACACCTGTATGCTGTCTATAATTACCGGTTGTTCCGCTAATTTAAATGCTTGATTAGATGAGCCGGTTGAATATCCTAAAACTTCTTCAGCGCCTACAGCGCCTACGGTAATGCCTTGAGTAGCAGTGACTTGAATTTGCCCAGGAGCAGCGTTAGTTCCAGCAGGTACTACCACCTGAGAATTTGTTTCAAAAACAATTTGATTTACCAAACCGTTCACAACTGAGGCAGAAGCCACTTTTGTTTTGGCTGGAATTGTTACGGTATTTCCAGTCACATTAGAAAATAAAAGGGTAGCGCTAGCTGCACTGGTTGTAGCCGGAGTGTAGCCAAGTAAAGCAGCAATCTGCAAAAGACTTTCTCTTTGGCTAGCCGTGGCTAAAAAGCCCTCGTTTGCCATTCTATCAATGTAGAAATTTAAAATATCTCCGAGGTACGCAAAAAGCTCAATCAGAGTAACTCCCATATCTGCCGGGTCACTACTGGTCCATTCAGGATTCAGCTGCTTGGCTAACGCTAACATATCATTAAGCAACGATACGTAATCTCTAGACGTATAGTCTACTTGCGGTACATAATTAACTACGTTTGACATTTTTAGTTTCCAATCACTTCGCCGGTTCTATTGAACACTTCGGTATTAATTTTAACAAAATCTTTTTCTCCAGATGGCAGAGCATACAAAACAGTAAACTCGTAAACTCCAGTTCTAGGGTCATATTTAGGGGTTACTTCTAAAAGCCTTAGTTCTTTTAGCCATAAAGAAAACCCGGACTTTATAGAGTCATTTGCCAGCTCCAGCGCAGAATCCTGAGTTTCAAAAACAACCTTATGCAGATTTGTTCCGAAGTTAGGTCTCATAACTCTTTCACCTTGGCGGGTAGTCAAAACTGCAAACACCCTTTGCCTATATATTTGGTTTAAATCAGTAGTAGATGCAATTGGACCAGGTATTCTTTGAGAGCTGTCTAGTTTTTGATAGTCGCTTTTAAATGTAAATGGTGTAACAATTGTTAAGTTGGACATTAAATTGCTCCTAACCAAAGTGGAAAATTGGGGTCTCCGCCCTCAAACATAACCCAACAGCCGGTTCCAATTTGAGGTTTAGCGGTTCCAATCATATTTACTGACATAATTACTGAGGGGATATCCGGCCTTGTCGGGTTACTTAATCCAGTATACGCGGCTAAAGAGACTGTTGTGTGGTCAGCTCTCCACGCAATTTCTATGTAATCATTAGCGTTTAAATCTATGATAAATGGAATTGTAATTACAAGTTCGTTTGGGTTTCCTTGGAGAGTAACACGGCTGGTTGTTCTTGGTACGTCAACACCGTTTACTCTAAGCCATACGTCAGCCTGAACTGAGCTTGAAGTGCTGTTAGAAAACTGCGGAGAGTATAATACTTGATAGTCCCCTGTTTTAGGCACATATATACGGCTAGCAGTAGGCCCTAAAAACATTCCACCACCGCTATCTTCGGTTGTGTCAAACGTGACTACATATGCAGTAGTAGTAGACGCTACAGTTTGAGACGTAGTTCTAGTAAACACTCCGTAAGGAACATTTAAAGCGGGATTAAATGTATTACCCATAGACCAAGCCCAGTCTGTAACTTCTTCCCCAAATAACTGTGGCACTTGAAGTTTTACTCTTCCATATTGTTCAGGGTCACTAGTGTCTACAATAATTCCTCTATAAACTCCCTGATACTCATTAGAATAACGCATTTGCACGCACCTTAGAATAACTGGATAAATAGTTTGTGTTATAAGTTCTATTTAACAAAAGGTTACCATGGGTTGACTGCCAGGCAGTATTTGCCGCGGAAATCCCGCTAATATTTGGTCTGTTAACTCTATCAACTAAAGATAAGGAGGTTGTGGGCTTAACCACAATTCCCGGGGATTTTAAAATAGTTTTTGGAGTAATTCTTATATTTCTTGAGTTACTTACGATACGTCTAATTGGTTTTGATAAAGGAGTCTTTAGCTGTTCATTTGCAGCGATAGTTCCTAAAGAGTCTGTTCCAACGAAAATTTTACAGGAGTAGGTTTGAGTATTTTTACTTTCTTCAATAATTTCATGCTCAACGCCAAGGATTGTCCAAAACCCAGTGTAATCCTTTCCTATGTTGTTTAGGTACACTGGCATCGCTGGTCTAAGCGTTGCGCTTCCGTACACCTCAACGTCAGCTACGTACGGGAATTGACTTTTATTTAAAGCGGCTACCGCTTCAAATCTAGCAGTCTCATAATTGTTAGCTACTACGTGAGTTTCGTGGGAATCAAAAAATTCTTGATTTGACCTAGTTCTGGTTATAGGACCTCTACTTTGAGAGGTATACCCAAATAGCTCATTAGTTAGTGGGTTAACTCCAAATACAGAAGTTGCTGATTTATCGGCAAGAGAGTAGCTTAATGTCTCGCTTATTTTAGACCTAAAACTATAGATAGGGTTTAATGGCTTAAATCCACCGTCCGCTTTACTAAACTTCATAGCCTCTTGCTTAAGTTCTTCAAAATCGAACAGAAGAGGGTGAAAGTGTATTTCTGTATTTTCTGCGCGTAACGCATACCCACACTGATAAGCTAGACGAACCATTAATTCCCAGTCAGTCATACCAGCCTGGGCAATTTGAGGATATATACGTGGGTGAGGAACAGCTTTGTACGCAAACTTATATTTGTTAGCTATTTCTGCTATAACTTGGTCAGCCGAAACGTTTTTATATATCTTACGGCTTGCCTGTCTCATAACGTAAGACGCCCCAATAAACCCTATTACAGTAAAGTTTTTTTGCGCCTCTTGCACAGTTTCTATGTCATGGACATAGCCGTAAAACTCTTTCTTCTGAATAGTGAGTTTAATTAAACTACCGGGCTTTATTTCCCTAGGCTTAAAGTCCCAATCCCTTAGATATATTTTTCCATAGTCGTGTTCGTATAGTCGTTGCCTTACGGTAGCACTATAGACAGCCCGTGGCTGTACTTTAGACATTGGAAAGTTTACACCTATAAAGTTAAACACGAGGTATCCTTAGTTTTGCACCCACTGGTACCGATGTAAAATCTTTTATTTCCGGGTTTACTTCAGCAATTGCCCACCAGTTTTCAGGGTAGGTTAGGAATCTACTTGCAAGTTCGTCTATTCTATCGCCATCCTGCCAGCGGTACTCAAAGTACTTTAATTTTCCAATATCATTGAACTCGTAAAAAACTACTGGTACTGGGCCTATGTTTGTTCTGTAGGTTATAAAATCTACTACAGACGTTTCGTACCTTGAACCTAAATAGATAGTCATTAATCCTCCCCTTCAGCCTGAGCTTTAGCCCAGTCGCTAGTGACACCAGCGGTAGCCAGAACATTTAGAGAAATGCTTAAATCAGTTCTAATTGGGGTCATGTTTGAGGTAAATCCAATATGCGTTACAGACATATTAGTGACGTAACCCTGATACGAAAGAGGGCCAATGTCTACGTTTAACAGGGTTGGCTGTAAGAAACCAATGTCAGCAGTGTAAGTTCCCCTAGGGTTCCTCCAAAAAGAGCCTTCTCCAGGACCTGGACCATTTATGGCTTTATATAAGTACTCTACGTCTGCAATAGTCCCCCTCTGAAATAGGTCGACAAGTTTCTCTTGAATGCTTTTTCTTGCAGCAGCAAACTTGTTTCCAGCAGCCGCTCCCACCCCAACTCCAAAAGAACTTTTTAGGTAATACTTAATAAATCTGTCTACCTCTGACGTCTGGATATAATCTAATGATTGCTTTCCGGAATTAGTAGAGTCATAATAGTTTGCGCTTTGACCGTCTGGTCTTTTAAATAAATTAGCGGCACAGGCAAAATCATTTGTTCTGTCCAATCGAATCACAAATGTAATTTGTTGAGTTGCAGGGAATGCACCAACCATGCCCAAAAGTCTATCCGCCGCGTTTGGTGTGGCATCCATTTGAACAGCCACTGAGGTGTTAAATGTCTCAGGGTTCCAAAGAAAT